CAAGCGTTATTTTGTCGAAAGGCTTAAAAGTAAATTTATCGATTTGGTCGTTTATTTTTACCCGTGGCTCAGAGCGTAACCAGCTCAACTCTTTTAAAAGGTTGTTTAGTTCATTTACCTCAAGGTCGTAAAGGTCTTCAGGGTCTTCATCAAGTAAAATTGAAAGCGTCTCGACTTGCATTTCGAAAACGCTATCAAAATCTTTTTCGTCAAGTATTGCTAACTCAGTAAACTGGTTAACCGTTATTTGATGCCATCCCTTGGGTAACTTCATTGTTTATTTGTTTGGCGGTATCTTTCATTTTGTCACCTATAAAAGCAATATAAGGAAGTGTAAATTCAGCGTTTAGTTTTTTAAACAAGTTTGCTTTGTGTTTAATGTGCGCTTCGGTATAGTGTTCTTGGTCCTTAAGGTCCGTTCTCTTAAACAGCACCGCGATAACTTTGCTTATATAGTTGTTCGGGTTGTTCTTGATTATTTTTTCAATATGTTTCATTTCACGAACCGAAATAGTTAGTTTCTTGTCGTGGCTTTTGTACGTGTAGCCGTCAAGTTCAAACGACTTTAAAAACTTTTTTGAGGCCTTGTAAGTAATTGAATTAAACTCTTTAACCTTTTCTTTAAACTCAGTGAATTCAAGTTCGTTAATTTCATTTTCATCCGCACCCAAAAACACGAATATATTAACCCACTTTTCGAAGGCGTCTAGTTCTTGACTTGTTATTTCTGAAATCTTTTCGAACTGCTCGATTGTCAGTTCGTTAATAACGTTTGGTACTTCTTTACTTCCGATTTTAATCATAGCTTTTTTTTAACAAATATAAAAAAAATAACACTTATAAAATAACACCTATTATTTAGTAATGAAAGAGGAATTACCACTTTATAAAATTACAATTGACGAGGAATACAGCGAAGGCGAAGAACTCGGAATTGATATGATTGCATTCACGTCAAAACCTGCCGTTATGGTAAAAGGAATGGCGTTTAAAGCAGTAGAGAATTTCTTTTTTAAAGACGAACCGAAAATGCGAATTGTAGCGCCTGCTATGATTCCAATGAATATCTATCGAAACGACGAAGGCGAAGAGTATTACGTTCAATTTACTGAGCAAGAGATTGAAAACATTTACTCGAAGTTTATGCAAGACCTAAACAATCAAAACTTGTTTAATCTTGAGCATACAGAAAAGAAAGTTCCAGCTTACATTTTAGAGGCTTGGATAGTTGACAACCCGAAAGAGGATAAGTCTTATTCAACATACGGTATTGAAGTCCCTAAAGGTACTTTAATGTTAACAGCGCAAATTACAGACAAAAAATACTATCAAGAGTTGATAGATAAAGACCAAGTAGGCTTCAGTATTGAAGGGTTCTTAGGTCTTAAATTAAGTAATCAATTAAATAAATTTTCTATGAAATTACCTGACGGTGAACACTTAATCGAGGGCAAAATCTACGTTGTAAAAGACGGTGAGGTTATCGAGATTAGAAGAAGTTCCAGCGGAAATGGAAGCAGAAATGGCTGAAGAAGTTGTTGAAGCTGAAGTTGAATCCGAAGAGGTTGTGGCAGCGGAAGTTGAAGAAAAAGTTGAGGAAGAAATTGCTATGGCAGTTGACCCTCAAACAGATTCGGAAGCGGTTCTTGCTATCGTTCAACCTGTTTTAGATGCAATGGCAGTTGAGTTAATGAAAGCCATCGCAGAAGTAAAAGCATTAATACCCGTTGTTGAAGAAGACGAGGTTGAAGAAGTTGAATTGTCGGAGCAAAAATTCACGGCAATTGACAGACTAAAAAAATACAGACAATTATTTAAAGAAAACTAAAATGAACAGAAAATTAAAATTCGATTTGGATATCGAAACAAACGCACTTTTATGTGCTAACCCTGACGAGTTCTATTCTCGTGCTTATTTAACTGAAGACCTTGTTGACAACTACCGCACTTTGCCTTCAATTAAGTCAGCTACTAAACTTGCAAACGTTACTTTTGGTAACATTTTACAGCCTTCAAATTGTAACTTTTCAGCGCCTAACGACTCTTTGGACGCTATCGATATTGACGTATGTCCGTTGTCTGCAATGGCTCAAATATGCCAATTTGAATTAGAGCAGTCTTTTGTTTCTTTACAAATGGCTCAAGGTTCAAACGGAGACTTTACGGTGGCATCTTTTATGAACTACTATTGGAACGAAATGAGTTTGAAAATCCAAGAGGATTTAGAATTGATTCGTTGGCAAGGTGACACAGAAAGTTTAGACGCAGTACTTTCTTTGTGTGATGGTTACTTGAAAAAGCTTTGCGGTGATGGTGGTATTGCTGCTGGTCTTTATAGCGGTGCTGTTGACTCTACTAACGTAATAGCTAAAATGACTGCGGTGTACACAGCTTTACCTCCAGCTGTTATCCGTAAAAAAGCTGACTTACGTTTTTACGTATCTTCAAACGTTGCTGCTGCGTATGAGTTGGCTGCTGCTACGGGAAATACTCAAACTTACGTTACTTTACCACTTGGTTTAACTTTCTTGGGTGTTAAAGTTGTAGTTGCTGACGGTATGCCTAACGACACAATGGTGTTGACTTTGAAATCTAACCTTATCTACGCATTTGATGGCGAAGGAGATTCCAAAGCGTTGAAAGCGGTTAACCTTACAGACACGGTTGCTGAGCCTTATTTAAGAACTCGTGCAAATATGAAAGTAGGTTTCTACTATACAAACCCAGCTGAGATAGTAGTTTATTCAGTTTGTTTTGACTAATTAATTTAATTACTAATTTGAAAGGGGTGGGGTTATCCCTTACCCCTTTTTTAATACTTTATAAAATGGCTTGTACAGCAATTGAAAACATAGTTCGCGGGTGTGACAATAACATCGGTTCTATTACAAAAATTTACATTAACGACCTTGAGAACGTAACTTCAGTTACTGAGGATTTACCGACTTGGACAATTACAGCAATGACAGTTGTAGCTGACTTCGAAGAGTTCGAGTTTAGAAGAAACACTTCAAACTACACAGAAGAGGCTGCGATTGACTTGATTAACGGTTCGTCTTTCGTTACTCAGACTATCAACTTAATGTTCCACAGAAGAGAAGGATCGAAGTCAAGAGCAATCAAAATTCTTGGCGAAGGGCAAAGAGACCTTGCGGTTATCGTTCTTGACGGTAATGGAAAGTATTGGTACTTTGAGAAAGTTCAAGTAACTGCATTCGGTGAGGGTTCAGGAACTGCTAAAGCTGACGGTTCTAAATACAGTTTAGTATTGACTGCGGAAGCGGAAAACTTAGCATTTGAAGTAGACCCTGACGTTATTCCAACTATTATCTAACGACTACCTAGATACCTTAAGACCCTCGATTTATGTCGGGGGTTTTTTGTTTTATAACAAACACGTAATTAACCCTATTATTAAATAAGATGATTTACTTAGACAAAGGCGAAATAAACACATTTGTGTTAACATTAAGTGAGAGCGCAACGCTAACCGCGCCCGTTTGGCTGTTTGAGTTTGAGAACGAATTTAACACGGAATCACAACCGATTTACTGGGTAGGTGTTGACACGTCACCTTACACTTATCGATACAATTTATTTACTTTAGAGGAGGGTGTTGACTTGACTTTGATTATAGGACAATATACATACAAGGTTTACGAAAGCCCAAACCCTATAATAGTAGACCCAAACACGAACGCAAACGGTTTGAATTTAGTTGAGGAAGGTCGAATGGTGGTTAATGGTAACGCACCAAGTTCAATTTATGATTAATTTATGAAAATATTCGGAATAGAAATCGGAGGTAAAAAAGACAGCGTTGAAGTTGTTCAAGGTAATAACTACCAAGCATTCTCAACACCTTTTTTAAGAGTAGGAGAAGGTAATCTTTCACTACCTTACGTAAACTCAAGACAAGTCGTTAATGGTCGAATAAGATTCGGAAGCGACGACCTTTACCCACAGCTACTTAATCAGATGTACTACACAAGTCCGTTACACGGGGCAATAGTGGATTACAAAACAAACGCTGCTGTTGGTGGTGGGTTTGAATTAACCGTCGATTCTCAAGCGACAGCAACCGAAAAAGTAGACGTTTATACATTCGATAAGCGCACTAACTTAAAACAGCTTGTTCCCGTACTAACGAAAGACGTTATTATTCATAACAGAGCGTATTTTTACCTTTGCTTTAATCAATCAGGCGACCTAATTAAAATCAAACACATAGGCGCGGAAAAAATTCGAAAAGATAAATATGGTGAAACCTATTTTATTTGCGAAGACTGGAGTTCACAAATCGACATTAAAGAAATAAAGCCTTACAAATGGAATTTAAAGCAACGTGAATGCTTGTATGTTTACGAAAATAAGTCCGTGGGTCAAGACGTTTATCCACTTCCTCAGTATTCAAGTGCTATGAACTGGGCTTTTTTAGATGGTGAAATGAGTTATTTGCAAAAGTCTAACATAATAAACTCTATTTTCCCATCGTTCGCAATGATGTTCCCGAAAAAGCCACAGAGCGAAGAGGAAAAAATAGCAATTAAAAACACTATTGACAAGGCAAAAGGCGCTCAAAACGGCGGTAAAGCGATTGCGTTCTTTGCCAATAACGCTGAAAGCCTTCCTAAAATCGAAAGCATCCCAACGAATTCAAACGATAATTTATTTCAAAACACGACTGAGTCAATTGATTCTAAGATTTGCCAAGCGCATATAATCGACCCCATCTTGATGGGTATTCGTGTAAGCGGAAAACTTGGTTCAGGTAGTGACATAAAACAAGCTTATATTATATTCGAGAAAAACACGATTATCCCACTTAGAAACATTATCGAAGACATAGTAAACGACTTGTTAAAAATCGCAGACGTTAAAGCTGACTTTACTATAAACAATTTTCAAATCGTAAACGAAACTATTGTTGAACTTGACGAAAATACAAGCGCAGTTAACGACGCTTTAAACACTATGAACCCCGAGTTAGCAAAAAAGGTAATTGAAACAATGACCGTTAACGAAATTCGTGCAATGGTTGGACTTCCAGCAATTCAAGAAACTAACGAAACACCCGTGCAATGATTTACTTTATAACTGAAAACTACCTTAAGACGCAAACACCGATAACGGCAAACGTAGATGTTAACGACGTGACCCCGTATATTCGAACTCAGTCAGATATGCGAGTACAACCAATTTTAGGAACGTACTTTTACAATTATATGCTAACGGGTTATAATGCGCAAACGTTGAACAACGACGAAGAAACACTCGTTACTTATATTCAACCCGTTGTCGCGTGGCGTAGTGCTGAAGATGCTGTTTTTGGCTTGTCCTATCAATTAAAAAACAAAGGTATCCAACAACAATTCGGGGACTACTCAAACGCGGTTACACAAAACGAAGTCGCTTTTTCAATGGAACATTACGGGCAAAAGGCAAGTTTCTACGAAGCACGGTTATTTAGATATTTAAAAGAAAATAAAGACTTGTTTCCTGAATTTATTTCAGACTTGAACAAAGACTCGGACATCAAACCAAGTAAAAAAGAAGATACAGGTTACACTACACAAATTTTAGTTTTATAATGGATTTAATGCAACAATGGTGCGCAAAAGAACGCATAACAAGACCTGTTAACGGAAGTTGGTTATTTGCTTTGTGCGATAAATTCGGAGTGAGAACGGAAAACAACGCTCTTTACAACCTTGCTATACATTACAGAGTTGACCAAAGAGAACTTACTAACGGAACACCATTACTTCAGGCTATCGCTCAAAAACTCGGAGCAAGACAACCTTCAAACGGTAATTGGTTACAATCAATAGTCGACCTATGAAAACTTACTTAATAACTTTGTTTAATTCGTTGCTGGTTTTTTTAAGCCCTATTAAGTTTATCGTTTTACTCGTGGCATTGTCCACGGTTATAGATACCTTTTTCGGTGTATGGAAAGCGCACAAAACAGGCGAAAGCATACAATCGAAGAAACTGCGACACGGATTCGTGCCTAAATTAATTACTTATTGTGCTGCGGTTATTATTACTTACGCTACTGACTATTACATTTTAAACGACCTTACACAAACAGTTATAGCCGTTGACCATTTAAGCACTAAACTACTAGCGTTGGTTCTTATAAGCATCGAGGTTAAATCAATGGACGAAAGTTTTACCAAGGTTAAAGGTTATTCGTTTATAACCAAGATTACCAACTTAGTTCGAAAGGTTAAAGACGTTAAAAAAGAACTTCAAGAATGATAAACACAAATAAATTCACGTTTATTTTAATGAGATCGGAAGAGCG